ATACAACACCGCCTGACGGCGTATCTGATGCCGTATGGAAAGATTTCTTGTCGCTGCGAAAATCAAAGAGGGCGGCAGTTACAAAGACTGCTTTGCAGGGAATTGAGCGGGAGGCATTAAAGGCTGGTTTGACCTTACAGGCTGCTTTGCAAGAAATGTGTGCGCGGGGATGGACTGGTTTCAAGGCTGAATGGTTGCAAAGGAAAGGCACTTATCACGATTCGTTGACTGTTACTGGCGCGTCAATTTTTGGAGGTGTTCAACATGAAAGAGAAATTACCGGATGCTTGGATCAGGAAGATATTTCAAGTGATGCACGCACATTACGGATCAAAGTGGCTTCGGATGTGGATGACGGGACAAGTCAATAATGGCGAGGATGTTGGCATCGTCAATGCAATGCAGATATGGGCTGAAAAACTTGCCAATCAACGTCCTGACACCATAAAGCGGGCTTTGAACAGTTTGCCCCTTGAACCGCCGACGTTGCCGCAATTCGTAGATTTGTGCCGTTCACATTGGACGCCGCCGGTAATGTTGGAAGCCAAAATAACGCCCGAAGAAATAGCGAAGAACAAGGCCAAAATCAAAGCAATCCTTGATGGTTTAAAAAACAAACAGGTGGAGCGATGACTGATTTAGAAATTATGCAAGCTTATCTCATGTTGAAAGTTCGCCAGGGTGATTGGCATGGTGTAGCAGATGCAGCAATGGACATTCGGGAGATGGAAGCTCGCAAAGCCGTTGAGCAACAAAATGAAGTGGCAGGATAGAGTGGCAACAGCGGTGCGCGTGCAAGGTATGACGCGAGAAGAACGGGCAGCAGCAATGCCTATGTCAGCCGAGATCGTGAGGGCGTTTGCGGCTGAGTTTTCGGTAGTAGAAGTTAGGGCAACAGAAAACAACCTTTTCTATGAATGGATAAAAAAATGATGCTAGATAAATGGTTTCCCAACTTGCAGTTTCCGCGTGTACGCAACACCGATCCCGATACCAGTCATGCAGCAGCGGATCAGGCAGCAGAACTAGCCACCAAGCATCACGGCATCATCCTGCAAGCGTTAGAACAGCCTGGAACAATCTACGACATAGCCGCCCGCACAGACTTGGATCACAACGCAGTCGCTCGAAGGATGAGCGAACTAGAGCGGCTGGACTTGGCTTACACCGATGGCAAAAAGAAAGGCGCGAGCGGTCGTATGTGTCGCGTATGGGTGCGGAAATGCTAGTCAGACTACTTCAACCCGATCCGATCCTGCTTGATGACCCTGTACGCCCCAAGATCAGTCCGCAGCGCAAACTTGGATGGGGGCGTTATGTGTATATGTGGATCGAAGGCAAAGAGATTGGTGCGATTGTTTGCACAGCGCATCGTTACAACATCCCCAAGACAGAGCGCGAACTGTTCCAAACTCACAAACATGAAGATACTGGCTTGAAGGTAATACTGTATTCGATTTGGTCTTATAAACCGGGATGCGGTAGCAAACTGGTTAATGCGATTATCGCAAAAGATGGTCAGTTTAGAATCATCACCATGTCGCCCAAGACTGAGATGGCTAGGCAATTCCACCTAAAGAACGGCGCGAAGGTGTTGCAAACAAACAAAACGTCGATCAATTATGAATACTGACCGCACCCTAGACCAAAACGCGGCGCAATGGCCCATCCTTGATGCTTGGGCGAAGCAAAAAATATGGGTAGTGAACGGCGCAAAAACGCGCATGAGCGCCGAGGAATGGAAAGATGTACTGACAGCCGCTTTCGAGGGCGAAACGTCGCCACGGCTCGCTATGGGGCTAAATGGAGGGGTTGTTATGCTTGGCAGGCGAACGAGCAAATACACCAAAGCTCGATTCTCTGAATGGCTGGATTGGCTGATGGCAGCAACTCACCACGCGGGAGTAACCCTTGACGAAAACTGAACAGCAATGGCACGCCAAAGTCAGAGACTTGGGCTGTATCGTTTGCAGGCTGTTCCACGGTGTGCGATCCGATGGGGATATTCACCACGTTCTATCGGGCAGCAAGCGGGCGGGTGAAATGTTTGTGATATGCCTGTGTCCGACACACCACAGGAGCGGCAAAAATACCCCTGAATACGTCAGTCGGCATCCCTGGCGCAAGGAATTCGAGAAGCGATACGGGACAGAGCAAGAATTGTTACAACAAACGGAGCAGCTATGTGCCAATTTTCGACGGTAAAAGGGCGGGAAGCTTTAGAGGTGTTGCATGGCATTTGTTCGGCTGTTCTTGCGTTTGGTCAAGCGCAAAGCGATTACACCGAAACAGAACTTTCTGATGGGGTGTGCATGGAATTGCTGGTCAATGATATGCGGATCACAATCGAGACCGGGCCGGAAGTCATGGCAGAGATTGAGGCAGCAAAAGCAATCGAGAAGGCATCCCATTGAGACGCGCCGCTAAAGTCGATGCTAACCATCAGGAAATCGTCACAGAGTTCAAAATGCGGGGCTGTGCGGTGTTATCCCTTGCGGCGATGGGAAAGGGCGTGCCTGATCTTCTCGTCGCTTTTGGGGGGGTTACATGGCTGGTCGAGGTCAAAAGCCCGAAAGGTAAGGAGACTGAGGATCAACAAAAGTTTGCGCTGCAATGGACTGGGTGCAGAGCAATCGTTCGGGATGTGCAAGGCGTGAAAGATACGGTGGAAATCATGATTGCTCAAATGGTCAAATTACGGGCTTGACAGGCGAAAAAATTAAGAATAATCTTGTGAAATCTCTAAAAAAGGGTGAAAAATGTCGAAATACAACAACAACGCTGCGGCATTCGTATCGGTGTTATTTCACTCTGCGACCCTGACGCACTTCATGCACTTGCAAACGAAAAGTTATGCACAGCATGTAGCGTTGGCTGAATACTACGATGCAATCATCGAATTGACGGATAAGTGGGCTGAAGCCTATCAGGGGTGCTATGACCTGATTGAGAACTATCCCGACAAATTCATCTTGGCAAAAGAGCCAGTTAAGTACCTGACGGACATTAAAGAGTTTGTTGATACGGTACGAAAAGCATTGCCCCAAGAAACTCAGCTTCAGAACATCGTGGACGAAATTGCGGATCAGATTGACTCGACCCTCTACAAACTTCGCTTTTTGAAGTGAGGACATAATGCCCAGTCATTCCCCTGCCCAAGCCCGCATGATGGCGGCTGCTGCCCACAATCCCGAATTCGCCAAGAAGGTCGGCGTACCGGTCAAAGTAGCGAAGGAATTCAACCAGGCTGACAAGGGCAAAAAGTTAGCCGAAGCCATGAAACGGATGGGTAAGTGAAGATTGAACAACTTCCCGTTGGCGATTTAATCCCTTTTGCCAAAAATTCGCGTACCCATGATGACGGGCAAGTGGCGCAAATTGCCGCCAGTATCAAGGAATTTGGCTTTACCAACCCGATCCTGATTGACGAGCAGGGCGGCATTATTGCTGGCCACGGACGGCTTCTAGCGGCTCGTAAGCTGCAACTAGCCGAAGTGCCCTGTATCCGGCTTAGCCACCTTTCTGACGCGCAGAAGCGGGCTTATGTCATCGCTGACAACAAGCTGGCGCTAAATGCCGGTTGGGACGATGAGATGCTGGCCTTGGAACTGGGCGATCTCAAGGACATGGATTTTGATTTGTCGTTGACAGGATTTTCAACGGACGAAATCAACGCGCTGCTGACCCCGACCGTGGTGGAAGGCCTGACGGATGAAGATGCCGTCCCCGAAATACCCGAAGAACCGGTAACAAAACTTGGCGATGTTTGGATACTTGGAAAGCATCGTTTGATGTGCGGGGATTCAACGAGTGTTGATGCCGTTGAGAAATTGATGGATGGGCAGAAAGCAAACTTACTTCATACCGATCCACCTTACGGTGTAAATTATGAAGGTGTCCCAAACGACCATTTGAAAGATGCGCAATTAGAGCAATTTTTAGTGGATGCTTTAACTTGCGCTTACGCCGTTTTGCATCCTGGAAGCAATGTTTACGTTTGGCACGCTGACATAACAGCTTTAGAGTTTATTTCCGCTTTTCGCAAAGCAGGTTTCAAGCAAGCAAGACCTTCGACAATTCAATGGGTTAAACCATCTTTAGTAATGTCGCAAGGAGATTATCACTCGCAAAACGAGCCTTGTTTGTTTGGTTGGAAAGAAGGATCAGGCAGGGTGCGTGTGAAAGATCGTAAACAAACAACAATTTGGCATTGTGATCGTTCAAAAGAAACAAAAGTTCATCCAACGATGAAGCCTGTCGAATTGTGTCAACGAGCAATTGAAAACAGCAGCGTGCAAAATTGCATCGTGCTTGATTTGTTTGGCGGCAGCGGATCAACATTAATTGCTTGCGAGAAAACAGGTCGCATCAACCGCAGTATGGAACTTGACCCCAAGTATTGCGATGTAATCGTCCAACGGTGGCAGGAATTCACCGGAAAGACAGCTTTCCTTGAAAGCACAAACGAGCCGTTTACTAAGCTAGATAAAGCGGCATGATTTAGTTAAGAAAAGACATGGCACAAGCTCCCCACAAACCGACCGACAAGACCCGCGAGCAGGCTAAGCAAGCCGCGGGACTAGGATTGCCCCACGATCAGATAGGGGCGCTCTTGGGCATTTCGCACGTCACCCTGCGCAAGTATTACGAAACAGAACTTGCGCTTGGCAAGGCTACGGCATCGGCACAGATTGCCAAGACCCTTTTCAACAAAGCGCAGTCCGGCGATACCACGGCGCTGATTTGGTGGACGAAGGCGCAAATGCGGTGGGCGGAGACGCAGCGGCACGAAAACACCGGGCCGGAGGGCGGGCCACAAGAGTTGACGATCCGATGGGCCGATCCGAAATAATCCTTCCCTATGCGCCAAGACGGGCTTTCCTTCCCTTCCATGCCCGCACGCAGAGATGGGGCTGTTTAGTCGCCCACAGACGCGCAGGTAAGACGGTAGCAGCTATCAATGACGTAATCAGGGCAGCGGCTACCTGTAAGAGCGCTTTCCCGTTGTTTGGCTACATCGCACCGTACCGCAGCCAGGCGAAGTCGGTGGTTTGGGACTATCTCAAGACCTTTGCCGCGCCGATCATCCTCGACAGCAATGAGGCTGAACTAACAGTTACCCTGATGAACGGGGCGAAAGTAAGGCTATTCGGAGCTGATAACGCCGACGCTATGCGTGGTCTTGGCTTTGACGGCATTTACATGGACGAATATGGCGACTTCAAGCCTAGCGTATGGGGCAATGTTATCCGTCCAGCATTGTCTGACAAGCAGGGGTGGGCGGTGTTTGGCGGTACGCCCAAGGGTAAAAACCAGTTTTGGTCGATTTATGAAAACGCCATTCGATCCCCTCTCGAATGGTTCCTGCTGCGTCTGCCCGCTTCTTCGTCGGGGCTGCTTCCTCCATCCGAGCTTGCAGCAGCTAGGGCGCAATTGTCCGAGGATCAGTACTTGCAGGAGTACGAATGCTCATTTGAAGCTGCAA